ATCCACGCCGGCGTAATATCGTACTTCTCTACCATTTCGAGATACCACGCCGTAACGTCTGAGTAGTTTATCTGATTACCCTCGCATAGTCTCAGAAGACCGGCTTCGTACCACTTGTCGTAAGGTAGCTTCTCGTCTTGTACCCTCTTCTCGAAGTGGTCTTTCGGTAGCCAATACATCTGGGTAACGTATCTCTTCTCGGTCTTATCCATGAAGAGAAGCGTAGCGGCGGTAAGGTCGCCGACGTGAGATAAGTCTACGCCGCCGATAGCGTAGTACCCTCGAAAGTCGTCGATATTAAAGGTCTCTTCGTTGTTAATATCGTCGAAAGTGAGCCACGTACTCGCCGTCGTGCTTATTACGTTGAAGTCCTTAACCAGTACGCCGGTAAGGTCTCTCGGGCTCTGCTTCGCTCTCTCGACTTTGCTTATAAGGTCGTCGAGCTTCTTAATATGTCCGAGACTCGGGTTAGCCTTTTCCCACTTCATCGGGTCGAGCCACTCTTCTTTATTGTCGAGCTCGTAGAGCACCGGTAGAAAATGCTCGTCGGTAATAGTACCGTCACAGACGCCGCAAGCGTACTTATACATATCGTCGAAAATACACTCTCGCACCGTACCGGCTGTAGTTATCATCACTAAGAGCGGTTGACGTCTGGCGCTCTGGCTTTGCTTCATTACCTCGTAAGTATTTCGGTCTTTGATACTGTGTAGCTCGTCTATGATTACCAGAGAGCTATTAAGACCGTCGAGAGTATCGCTATTACGCCCGAGCGGTTGCATTTTAGAGAATGTAAGCGGAAAGTATAAGTCGCTCTTTCTCTTCTTCATGATCTCGGCGAGCTCTGAGCTCTGGCGTACCATGTTACATACTTCTTCGTAAATTATCCGAGCTTGGTCTTTCTTACTCGCTACGCTGTATACCTCGGCGCCGGCTTCGTTGTCTGCGATAAGACAATATAGAGCAATACCAGAGAGTAGCGTCGACTTACCATTTTTTCGGGCTACGTAGAAAAGCGTCTCTCGATACTTTCTTTCTCCTGTGGTCTCATCAATGAAACCGAAGAGAGCGCTTATAAAAGCTTTCTGGAAAAGCTCGAGCTTTACAGGCTGAGCCGCCCACTCGCCTTTACTATGTTTACAAAAGCGCTCGATAAATTGTATCGGTCTCTCGGCTCGTCTCTGGTCGAAGACGTAGCCGCCGCTCGGCTCGTGTATGTCTTTACTGAGCTTCTCGTATTGCCGTCTTATACGTTTACCGACGATACACTTACCAGAGCGTATAGCGTCTAAGTACTGGTCGATATAATTAGTCTGCATTTTCTTTTAAGAAGTCGTAGACGGCGTTACTCTTCTCAGCTTCGACGCTCTTACCCATTAAGTCGGTAAGCTGTCGATACATCACGCTATAGCGTTGCACGGTCGTATTGTACGCTTTCAGAGCCGGCGACTCTCTTAAGAAGTCTTGCTTACCTTGCTGAAAGTGCTCGACTTCGCCGGTCTCGGTTATCTGAGCCCGAAGCCGCTCGAGTGTCTTCTCAATAAAAGAGAGCTCGGCTATCAATTTCTCGCCGATATATCGCTTATCCTCTGGTATTTTTCTTAAAATCTCGTCGAAAGACGTCTCTTTTTTCATGTGATACCCCTCTCTCGCTCTGTGAGCCCATATTTCGCCCTCTGAGCGTGTTTTATGGTATGGTCGATAACAATTACCACTTACCCCGAAAAAGTCGCTCTACGGCTCTTCTGTGGCTTCACTATTATTGAGACCACAGAGAAGAGATTTAGCTCGAGCTACTACGTCGTCTATCTGGTCTCTCTGGATCTCGTATTGTGCCGTCGTCGGGTCGTGTACTACCTGTACTACGTTACCGTCGGCGTCGAAGATAGTTATACTGTGCTTTAGACCATGCTCGGCGTTATGACAGTCGATACATAACGCTTCTAAGTTGTCTGGGTTGAGCGCTACCGTCGGGTCGTGTACGTTCTTATCGTCGAGCCACTTCTTATGGTGGCATATCTGAGCCGGCTTACCGCACCGCTCGCAAATATAAAGCTTCGAGCTCATGTACGCCGCCGAGACTCGTCGCCACTCTTTCGAGTTATAGAAAGCGGTATTACCGTACTTACTCGGCATAGCTACGAGCTCTTACGCTTATCGCCTTAAGAAGAGCGTTTATAGTCCTCGTGAGAGCTTGGTCGTCTGCATGGTCGGCGTAGTACCATTGAGTTAAGAGAAGACCGCTTACAGTATCTACGAGCGGCTCGCTTATCTGGTCGGCTTCTTTGAGCCCTGTAGTCGTCTCGATATAAGACGGTAGAGCCATTACCAGAGAGCCGATAAGCTCGTCGTTATTGCCCTCGTCTACGTGTAGTACGTTACAAGCTTCTTGTAGTGTCATATTATTACCTCGCTTAGAAAAGAGCCCGAGAGCCTAAAATATAAGCGTCTCGAGCCCTCTCTTACTTATCTTATTGGTATTACCGTCTTACTGGTCTTACGCTGTAGCCTTGCTCAGCTTAACGAAAGCTTCAGTAACGAGCGGCTTACAATCTGCGATTGCCATAGCTCTATAGTCTACGACGCCTTTCTTAAATGAAGACTCTCTCGAACTCTCGATAGTAATACCCTCTGGCATATTGTAGCCGAGATACTTCGAGAAGTTACCGAAGTAGACCGTATTATCGGCGATATTGTCGTCGATTACTACAGGGAAACCGAGTACTTTACCGATACTCTCGTCTTTCGGATCTGCGATAAAGATAGGTCTCTGAGCGCTGTCGAGCATACCGTAGAAGACGTTATACAGGGTAGCGTTATTCATAGCCATTTTAGCGCCGGCTGTATATCCTCTCTTGAGAAGAGCTACCATAGCGACTACATCGGTATAAGCGATAGTACCGGTCTTAGCTACCTGTACGTGATTTTTATTAGCGCCACTTGTAGACCATGTTACGCCGGTCTCGAGTCCTGTACCCTGTGAAGAGCCAGTACCGTTAATAAGAGCGTCGGCGATAGTCTCGAGTACGCAAGCTCTGAGCTCGTCTACGAGATAGCTCTCGAAAGCGCCGATACTCATTTTACGAGCCTTTTCAGAGATAGAAAATACTTTCATAATCTCGTAACCGTCGAAAGAGACGTTAGCTACTGTTACGCTCTCAGAGTCGACGGCGCTCGCTTCTGTGTGCCATGCGGCTTTAGTGCTTGGTGTGCCGATAGGGATAGAGATTTTAGTAGGCATTGAGAACGCTCTACACTCAGCCAGAAGACCGCCCATAGTACGAGCTTTCTTAATAATCTCGTTCATAGTGTGAGTAGGAAGTACGGCGGCGCTATTGCCAGAAGTGTTATAAGCGTCGTCTCTGGTCTCGGTTGCGAGCTCGAAAGCTCTCTTCTCGGCTTCGTTCAGTCTGTGACCGAGCATAGTCTTAAAGAAAGCGCTACGGTACTCTTCGGTATCGAGTACGGTCTCGGCGTCGAAGCTTCTCTTCTGTGGCTTCATGTCTGAGCCCTCGAAGAAAGAGAGAGTCTTCTTAGCTTCGCTTCTGGTCTCGGCGTTATCTCTGGCTTCTTTGATACCCTTAAGCTCGATATTAAGAGCTTCTACGTCGGCGTCGGCGTTGCTGTCGATTTCCTTACCGATCTCGGCGGCTCTCTTCTGCATATCCTCGACGCTCTGGGTACGGTAGTAATTAAATGCTTCTGCTACTGTATTAAATTTCATGTTTATACCTCGTTATCTTTCTCGAGCTCTTCGTTAAGCTCGTCGGTCGGTACTTCTTCGTCTCTCGGTATTACGAAAGCGAGACTTACGTAAGCGTACCGTCCTCTCTGGTTACGTCTCTCGCCGGCGTTAAGGTTTTTAACCTTGTAGCCGTTTTCGTCGGCGAAAGCGTATATCTTACTTAAATAGTCGTAATTACTCATAAGTTAATACCTCTCGCTCAAAATCTGGTTAATAAGTATCTTGGCTTCGTTCTGCTTCTGCATGAGACCACAGAGAAGAAGCCGAGCGTCTCTACTCTCTGCCGAGACTGTAGTAGACTCATAAGCCGGAAACGCCGTAAGACTACACTCGTATACTTTCGCTATCTTGTTAATTGTTCGGGTATTAGTCTTCGGGTCGTACTCGTCGCCGCCCTCGGGTACTGTGAAAGCGTAGCTCATACCTCTAAGGTCGCCACGCTCTACAGACTTGTAAGCGGCTCTACCGGCTTCGGTATCTGGTAGCACAGCTTCGAAAGTGAGACCGTCTTCGTCGAGCTTTAAGCTCATGGTCTTAGGCGTACGAGCGAGCGGTAATTTACTCGTATCGTGACCGACTAAGAGCCGTACGTCGCTTAGATCTGCACTATCAAGAGCGCCACGTCTGATAATTTCGATATAGCTACCGCTAATATCTTTTATCTGAGTCGGCGAGTCGTATACCACCGGTCGCCCACTCAAAATAAGAGCTTTTTCGCCGTCTGCCGTCGGCTTGTTTGCTCGTATTTCTGTTACTCTTACTTCTTTCATAAAGTTACCTCTCTGTATGTATTCGAGTACTACCGAAAGAAAAGCCATTATATGAAAAGCTTAATATATATTCGTTGTCGCTCTGGGTCGCTCGAGAGAGCTCTACCGCTACCGGCTCGGCGCTACCCTGTAGTACTCTTTCGGTCGCTTCGTGTAGTATCTCTCTCAGATTGTCGAGACTCATACTTACGTCTTCGACGTCTTCTTTAATCAAGTCGTCGAGCTTAATCATCGTCGCCGCCCTCGCTCTCGTCTGGCTTCTTACCGAGTTGATACTCAGTAGCTACGCTCTGGTCTATCATGTTAAGAGCCTGTAAGCGCTTGTCGCCGTCTGGTACGCTCGGTAAGTTGAGTATCTCGAGCGCTTGGTTAATGGTAAGAAGTCCGTACGGCGCAAGCTGAGCAATTAACGATACTTTCGTCTTATTGCTCGTAAACTGTAAGCGCCCAGACTCGAAGACGATACTATTACCGAAAGCTTGCTCTCGGTCGTTAAATACTTTAGCTGTGAACTCTTGCGAGAGTGCTATCGCTATCGGCTCGAGTGTCGACTCGTAGAAAGCGGCGTACTCGTCTTCTGTATATGAACTATTGACGATACTCTCAGTAAGTCCGAGATAGTTATATATCTTGGTCTTGATCTCTTTCGCTTGGTCGGCGTCGAGTATTACCGGCTTATGGTCTATCGGTTGATAGCTCATTTTCTGGTCGGTAGCAATTACGCCGCCCTCGTTACCCATTTCGAGATAGTCGGCTACGAAAGCGTCTTTCTCTTCTTTGAGCTTGCTCGGGCTCATGATCTGAGTAAAGCTTAAGATACCTCTTATCGAAGCGCCGGCTTTGATACCGCTTATAATACCGTCGTTCTGGGTCTGAGCGAGCTCGATACCAGAAGCTATAGCGGTATTGTCTTCGCCGAGTACCTCGCTCTCATTAAAGAAGCGTCTTAGATGTATTACGTCGTCGTACGGTAGCGTAACTTCTCTACCGCTTCTTAACATGAAACCACAGAAGAGAGAGCCGGTAGCGTCGCTCAGTATGTCTACATGAGTCGCCGTTATAGGGTATATCGCTCGTATACTACCTCTCTCGTCTCGGTCGAGATATGCGAAAGCGTTGTTATACAGGAAAAGACGAGTCGTAAGCTTGTATAAGAAGTCGTAAGAGCTCATATACCTGTTAGGTCTCGTCTGTAATAGTCTGTTAAGTTTGTTATCGCCTGTAGCCCTCTGGTCGCCGTAGTTGATTACGTGCGAGCCTTTAAGCTTGCCGGCGTTACGTGCGATAGCGTCTACCGCTTCTCTGAAAATGTCGTTACTGTAGGCGTCGCCGCCGTACATTGAGAAACCGTATACCGGCTCGTCTACGAGCTCGGTCGTCGTCTGTACTCTGGTCTTCTTAAAGAGTCTATCTAATATGCTCAATTTATTACCTCGCTATAGTCTTTACGCTCGGTACTGGGAAAGAGACGAGTAAATTACAGGTCTCTTCATTGAGTACCGTAAAGCTCGCTATATTGTCGAGAGCTATATACTGAGTAGCATTACGTACGTCTGGGCTCTCGATAGCGAGAAAGCCGTCTATCTGTGGCGCTTGCCATTGTACACGAGCGCCGTCTATCGGGTAGCCGGTCTTCTGTACAATTCTCAGTATTATAGGCTTATCCATAATAGCCGACTTACCTCTCTTTCTGATATTATTCGTCATAATGATATTACCATATTACCGTATTACTGTCAAGTCGAGTAAGTCTATATTACCGAGTAAGACAATAATAAAAGCGTACCGTATTACCGATACGCTCGTGTTGTCTGTATTACCTGTATGAGTTATCTTATCTCGCTACCGATAGTAACCGCACCAGTTGAGACCACAGAAGAAGTACTACTCTCGTCGTCTGGCTCGTACTCTGGCGGCGTCTTATAAGGTCTCGTCATACCCTCGCTATAATAGCTGTACGCCGGTAAGAAGTCGTAGAAGAGAGAGCCTTTAGTACCGTTACGATTTTTCAGTATCTTAAGCTCGATAGGTAGCGCCACGCCGTCGGCGCCGTCTCGGTCCATTTGATCGAGAAGACCACGTACTCGGGTATTATGGTCTTGTATCGACTCGTAGACTTTCTTAGCTTTGCCGCTCTTAGTAGTAAACCAATGCTTCTGGTAGTCCATACCATGATATTGCATAGCGAGAAGTATATCGCTCGAGTACTCGATACCGCTCGACTCTCTGAAAGAGCTCATACTTACCGGCTCGAGATAGTTTGTACGGTTGAAAGCTGAGATAACGAGTACCGGTATATGAAACTCTCGAGAGACGACTTTAAGACTCGTTACGTCGTAGTCGGTAAGAAGTCTCTTTTCTGTGGTTCTAAGCTCGTCGGTCGGCTGTAGGATCTGCAAATAATCGAGTATTACAAAAGGTCTCTTATTTGTAGCTCTTATATGTATGTCTACGGCGTCTCTTACCTTATCTACTGAGACGTCGTTATTACCGACGAAAATACGTATATTACCGGCGAGCTTCTCGGTAGCTTCGAGAGCTTGTATAAATACTTCGCCTTGCATATCTACCGCTTGATCGAAAGCCACGCCGCCGACTCTACCGCTAAGTATGTCTCGAGTCGTAAGCCTGTACTTCTGGCGGTACTGGTCTTTCTCTGTGAGTATATGAGTATACCGGCTTATAGTCTTAGCGTTGAGCTCGTTCTTACTCATTTCGAGAGAGAATATAAGTACGTCTTTACCTTGCTCGGCTATCTGGGTCGCTATCTGTAAAGCGAAGCTCGTCTTACCCAGAGACGAGATAGCACCTAAAAATATTAGTTGCTCGCCCATAAAGCCGCCGTCGAGCTTAGCGTCGAGCTCAGAGAAGCCAGTCGCCCAGACTTCGCCGTAGCCTTGTCTTCTGGTCGTTATTTCGGCTTTCAGAGCGTCGAGAGCTGTCTTATTATCGGTAATACCGAGATACCGAGTAATATCATATTGTAGTTGCTCGTCTGGCGTCATATCTTCGTATCTTTTTTCGCTCATGTTTATACCTCTTAAAATCTCGGCTTGCGACGCTTGCCGCTTGCCTTTTCTTCTGCTTCTTTACGCTTAGCGTAAGCTCGCTTCTCTTCGGCTGTAAATTCTATATGTCCGACGAGCTGTATACACTCGGTCGAAGCCTTGTTAAGTGTACGCTCGATATAGTTACGACTCTTACCAGAGCTTCGGTATAAGCTCGAAGTACGAAAGAGTCTTTCGGTTATCTCTCGGTCGTTAGTGAAGCCGTAGAGATACGCACAGAGAGCTAAGTCGGCTCTACTGTGGTCGCCGTCGAGCTTGCTCATATCGCCGTTATAGAGAGCTTGTACGTCTCTACCTGTACTACCACTTAGAAAAATACGCTCGAGTATCTCGGCGTCGCTGAGACGTCTCACTTCTTCGAGCCATCGGTCGTAAGTGTAGCCAGAACTTGAAACCACAGACGAAGCGTAGCTCGGTCTCGTTGTGCTCGGCTTCTGGGTACTCGGCGTAGCTATCGGCTCGACTTCTCGAAAGAAGAGCTCGTAAGCTTCGGCTACTTGCTGAGTACGCTCGGCTATCTCGTAGTCGCCTACGACGTCGCCGCTTACCGTCATATACCCAGAGTCGAAAAGCTGATACTCGGCTTTCTCAGTCTTAAATATATCGGGCTTCGGCTTAGCGATCTTCTTTACGTTCTTCGGTAGCTCGCCCAGAAAGAGTATATGTAAGCCGTTACCGCTCGGCGAGACTTCGGTATATGAGTCGAGAAGCTTCATTATCTCGGCGGCTTCGCTCGTCATTACCCGACGCTCATTATCGACGACGTTATCTAAGTCTATACCGGCGACGCCTGTACCAGAAAAAGCGATACCGACGCCGACTACTTTACACTCGAGAAGACCGTCGTACCCTTTTACTCGTACTCGTGCCGTCTTACCTATCTGAGCTATAGCTTCGTCGTAAGTAGCTAAGCTCTCTGGGCTATCGCTCGAGCCATTGTAGAGCGTGTAAGGGTTTATCGGCGGCTTGTCATATCCACCGACGCCGTTATGCTTCGAGTCATTCCATATCATCGGGTAGCATAGCCATATTTTACGGTCTCTCAGCTTTTCTAATTGTTTTGGTAGTTGCATATATTAACCTCTTTTCGAGCGCCCAGACGCCCATATTCTCGGTATTGATTGAAACCACAGAGAGAAGAGCGTTATCGTCTGGCATATTACCGTATTACCGATAATTACCGACTTACCGAGTAATACCCCTCTATCAAAATTATCTAAGAGCGGTAACGAAAAGTCCACACGCCGGTCTAAGAGAGAGCGCTCTATTTTCGATACCCCTATACCCTTTTCGGGTTGAGATAGCGTAGCGGCTGAGTCTCTCTTCTGTGGTCTCATGTTTGATGATGTGCGATAGACGCCGTATACGGTAAGTATAGGCGGCGTCTGTAGCGCCTATAAATCGTATATTATGTATAATCATAGTATAATCGACACTCTATATTGTGTCTGAGCCCAGTATTTACAAGGGTTAGCGCTATTTTCTCGATACACATAAATCTGGTAGTCAAAATACACATAAATCTGGTAGTAAAATACACAAGTTTCTGGTAGTAAAATACACATAAATCTGGTAGTCCTATTTGAGCTTCTTCGGCTCTGGCTCGAAGTACAATACGATAGCGTAGAAGCTCTTACCGGTCTTCTTATGCTCGTACCTGTCGAAGAGTCCGTTACTCTGGTAGCTCTTCATATACTTATCGAGTCGGCTCTTAAATCTGTTACGCTCGGTCGGGCTCATGCTCGAGAAGTCGAGACCGGCTTTTTCTGCCATAGTCTCGTACTTGATAGTACGTTGATTTTCTGGTATTTCTCTGTGGTATCTTTTCTGGTCGTTGTGGTACTGGATCTCTTTTACTCGTTTATAAGTAGCGTTAGCGAGTATCATATTTTCCCGAGTGTATCTTACGCCAGAGATATATATATTCTCGATACGGTCGGTAATAACCTCGTCTCTATTGCTCTCGGCGTATCTGTAGAGTACCGGTACGTAACCAGTCGGTATAGCGATACCCTCGGTAACTTGTCCATGTACTCGCTCTTCTCGTATCTGGTAGAAGAGAAGCGACTCTCGTATTATCTCTCTCTTAAAGTCTGGGTCTGCTTTACTAAGCTCTTCGGTCGGGTCGTTGTCTATTGTTACTTGACCGATAAACTTCTCGAGACTCTCGATAATATCTTTCTTAATGTCTGCCGTAACCGCTCTATTTTTCTCTTTCGGGCTGAGTCCTAACATACCTCTGTTATACAGGGTCGAAAACGGTATAAAGTTGTTACCGGCGAAAAGACAAGAGCCCACAGCGGCGTATACTCTTTCGTCGTAGTCGTCGAGTACTGGCGCTGAGACGGCGCTACTCGGCATAACGAAGTTAGCGTAAGTTAAGACCGTATTCTTACTATTGAGACCGAGCGGCGTAAAGTAATTACGGTCTTCGGTCGTAAGCTCATTACCGAAGAGACGAGTATTAACTTTAGTATTTGGGTACTTGTATTTCTTCGGTCTGTTTACTGTGAGACCGGTCTCTTTGTCTTTCTCTTCTGTGGTCTCAATTTGTTGTACCAGAGCGCCCAGATTGCCGCTACCGCTTACAAAAGGGTTAGTAGCGAGAGTACGGTCGATATACCTCGTAAGCTCGTCTCTCTTCTCTTCTGGTAGCGCTTCGATATGTCTCTTAAGACCGCCGAGTAAAGTACGTCTCGTCTCTGTGGTATCAAGTCTAAAGTTACCGTCGTCGAGAAGTCTTACGTCTCTGGCTGAGAAGCTACACTCTTTACGCTTACGGTCGTAGTAGTTGTATCTATTGACGATAAGCCGGTCGACTTGGCTATACGAGTCTTCGAGTATCCTCGTCGGATCGTTTCCGAGCTCGTTAAACTGTCTGTCTTCTGCACGTAAGAAAATATCGTTACGAGCTTCTACGAGCTCAAGCTCGAGCTTTTGGTGTTCTCTGAGTGCTTCTTTCCACTCTTGAGAGCCGGCGTTATACCAGTCGTCGTACAGCTTTTCTACAGCTTCGTTAATACGCTTATTCTCAGCGGCGTAAGCTATATACTCTGGGCTTGCCTTGTAAGCGTCCATATCTGCTTTAGAGTAGACCGGCGTACCGTCTCGGTACTCTATCGGTTCTGGCATTGGTGGCGCTTCCGGTCTGCTTTCCTGTAGCCGTAGCTCTTCTTCTTCGTCGGGCTCTGGGTCGTCTGGTCTGAGCCTACATATCTCTTCGTCTAAGTCGTCGAGAAGCTTCTCGTACTTATCCTCGAGAGCGAAAAGCTCTTTACGTTCTTCTTCTGTGAAGTCTATTATCATTCTCTATACCTCTTCGGTCGGCTCGCCGGCGATAAACCGCTCGAGAGCTTTCTCGGTAATGTAGTACGGTCTACCGACTTTCTTAGCCTTGAGCTCGCCGGTAGTTATATAGTGCCGTATCGTCTGCGGCGTCTTGTGTAGCATTTCTGCGACTTCTGCTACTGTGTAAGCCGTAGTATTTTCGAGCTTAATCATAAATTAACCTCTCTTTCTGGTCTTCTTTGGCTTCTCGGGATATTCCATAAGAGTAGAGTCGTCTATCTGGTCGAGAAAGTCGCCGAGTATCTGGTCGAGCGCTTCTTTTTGCTCGAGCCTGTTAGTAAAGGCGTAGTCTCTCAGCTTCTTAAGATACGTCTTTCTGATCTTGAAGCTCGCCGTCGTAAAGTCGTCGGCGTCTGTCTGTGTCTGTCTGATTGTCTGTACGTCTCTCTCAGTAAAGCCGGCTTCGTCTACTTTCGGCTCAGCTTTAAGAAGTGGGTTTTTACCGAGTGCTTTACTCATTTCGTAGTACCTCTCTTTCTAATACTCGTCGCAATACATGAGCGTAGTAATACGCTTTACTATTACGTTACCGTCTGCGTCTACGTCGTACGGCTCGTCGCCGTTGATAATAAATATCGGCTTAGTACAGGTCTCGTACTTAGCTACGATACGGCTCTCGCCGTCTTCGAGTGCTTCGTCGTTAAGCTGAGCGTCTTCTTCGCAAGTATTACCCCAGTCGCCGAGCTTGAAGCGTCGGTAAGCGTCTAATACCTCTTTAGCGAGAGTCTCGTTTTCTGCTATATCGTCGTTGAGTCCTCTCGTTATAACCGCTTGGTCTTCTCTCATAATTAAACCTCTCTCTCTGTGGTATCATGTCCGAGTATCTCTTTTGCGAGTGCTTGGTATTGCTTCGAGCCGTTGCTTCTCGGGCTGTAAGCGATAACGTCTTTACCATGACTCGGCGCTTCTGCGAGCTTGTTATTATTGCTTATCTTGGTCTTGAATACCTTGTGACCGAAAGCTTGCTCGAGCGCTTCGAGTACGTCTTTATCTAAGTTGTAGTTACTGTGGTAGAAAGTAACCAGTACGCCGCCTATCTCGAGCTCTGGGTTAAATCTCTCTCGTACTACGTCTATCGTATCTCTGAGTTGAGCTACGCCCTTGAGCGGCAAATACTGAGCTTGTACCGGTATTATTACTTCGGTCGCCGCTGTGATTGCCATAAGAGTTAATATATTGAGACTTGGCGGCGAGTCTATGATAACGAAGTCGTATTTCTTTCTCAGCTTGCCGAGAGCGTCTTTAAGTAAGTAATTACGCCGGTCGGCGTTGACGAGCTCTATCTCGGCGCTACTGAGCCGTATATCGGTCGGTAATATGTCGTAAGGGTACTCGCCTACTTTCGCCTTAATTGCTTTGTTGATGTCTTCGCCCTGTAAGACTTCGTACGTCGTTAAGTCGCTGTCGTACAGGTCGTCGAAGCCGGCGCTCTGGCTTAAGTTGCCTTGTGGGTCTATGTCTATAAGTAAACACTTGAAACCACAGCGAGAGAGAGCCGCACCGACGTTAATTACGGTAGTCGTCTTACCGACGCCGCCTTTCTGGTTGAGTAATGTAATAACTCTCATTTCGTACCCCCATTACTAAAGAAGTCTTCTTTTACGAAGTCGATACCGTCGTACTCTTCGTATACCTCTTCGTCGGTTACCAGAGTATCGACGTTAGCGAGCTCGCCGTAGCTCGGGCTCTCGCCGTTTTGGTCGAGACGCTCGGTATAATACCGACTCTTGAGCTCGAGAAGCTCGTCTCTCGATAGATCTCTTACGTTCATATTCTTACCTCTCTTTCTGGTATTAGTGGTAATATAAATACCCTCGCTCGATATTATAAACTTCTTTTTGTTGTATGTCAATCTTAACTATACATTACCAGTAATACGAGAAATACGAGTAATAAAAAAGAGCCGCCGTACTGGTAGCCCTCTTCTGTGGTTTCAAGTATTAGTCGTCTGCCGGCTGTATGTCTTTCGGCGTCTCGCCTTTTTTACAGTCTCGCACGTATACGAAAAGCTCGGTATTATAGTCGTCTTTCGTGTCGACTCTGGTAATACTGTAGTACTTGCTCTTGTACTCTACGTAGTCGTAGAGCTTAAGATCTGTACGGTAGTTAAGTACGAAAATACGTATCTCGTCGTTACCATAAGTCGCCGCTTCGAAAGTCTGGCTCTGGCTGAGTTGATTAGTATACGCCCAGACGCTACGGTTAGTAATATACTTGTACGCTTCGATTTCATTACCGTAAGCGTCGTAAGTCGTGCTCTTGGTAATGAGCTTAACCTTTTTGTCTTTCTTGTAGTAAATGTCTGATTTCATATTGATACCTCTCTACAGAGTGTCTAAATACTCTTGGTAATGGTCTACGAGCCCTACGTAAGCGTCGAGAAGACTCGCTAAGCCGTCGATGCGATACTTAGCGCTCTGAGCCTTGACCGGCTGTATATTGCCGTTTACGTCGGTCTTTACGCCGGTATTAGTGATACACCACTTAAGAAGACTCGAGTTATTGTAGTTAATCTTTTTCGCCTGTAGGTCTACGCCGAGCTTTTGCATTGGTAGCGAGAGAGTCTTTACGCCTTGATAACACTTAACCAGATTGAAGCCGTAGCTCTGCATTTCTTGTACCCAGTATGCCGCCGAGTAAGGGTCGTAGTAGATCCACGCCGGCGTAATATCGTACTTCTCTACCATTTCGAGATACCACGCCGTAACGTCTGAGTAGTTTATCTGATTACCCTCGCATAGTCTCAGAAGACCGGCTTC